TTTTTTTTAATGCACCCTGCTGAAAAACCAGCCATCTTTGCGCTTATGTGCTCTATAACCTTTAGCTTCCCAAGCTGAAATAATTTCTGCGTCTGTAGGGTTGTTAGATTTAGCAGGTAAAGAAGCTGTGAAGTTATCAACCTTTAAATCTTTTGGAGCATTAACTATTTCATCTAGTGTAGCTTGCTCAATTTCGTTAAGCTCTTTTTTCATCTTAGGCACTTCATTACGCTGTAAAAATTCTTGGTATAACCGCTCATAATTAGCGTCAGTGGATTTTATAAAAGTCCCGGCTTCATTTAGAAACCCTTTGCGGTCTTTTATATCATTGTAGGCTATCTCTGCGCAGTCAGCTATATTAGAACCGACCAATCTAGCTATATTAACTAGCACCACGAAACAATCTCCAATATCATCTCGGCAGTCTTTACCCTTAGCTAGGTTATCTGCTAGTTCGCCCATTTCGCTCATTAGTTTAAGGCATTGGGTAACTGCTTTAGAATTAGCTAAGATACCTCTATCCTCTGACCACTGTTCTATTTTAGTTTGCAATTCGCTTAAGTTAGGCATTTTCGTTCTCCCTGTCAAGATTTAGTTCTGCTTTTAAACTAGCTTCACTATATGGGTGAATAGTTACGCCATAAAGTTTATAGATAAGTTTAGCTTGTTTAAGGCTAATATTATACCTATTAGATTTATAAGTAGAAATCATAGAGGCTGATACCCTCAAATGTTTGGAGATTTCTACACCTGTCATACCTTTATTTTCAAGGTCTTCGATGTAACTTTGGATAGTTATAACTTTATCCATTTCTGCTCCTTTGAATTGTTTTTAATTAAATTTTTCTCTTTAATTACGTTTATTATAACATAATCTTACTTAACTTTAACTTAATTTAATATTAAAGTTTTCTTAATAGCATTGCGCGCTAAGCGATTTTAATCTTTACTCGATTAATATATCAAGCTAAAAATTTAAATCGCTTGACGCTCACGCAATGCGCTAATTTTAACGCTTATAGACTGCGAGCTTACGCTCAAATAAATCTATATCATCAACCGCACGGCTAAGGATATTAGACATCGTAAGCGAATTATTACCTAGAGATACTTCATTGCTCGCATATTGCTTAACCTGCATAGTATCTGCCAACTTAACTATTAAACTCTCCACACTAACGCGCCGTTCGTATTCCCTGTAAAGCTCATAAATAAAACTAGGGAAGTTCTGAAACATAACATCAGCTTCCGCATCTGCTACAGCCTTAACTAAGTCTGGGCACATTGTTTTAGTGCTCAAGGTGATATCACCTATAAAACTTTCAGCAAAGTCGTGGATTATAGCCATTTGAACAGCTTTATTTAAATCAAACTTATAATACTTATACAACTCCATAACATAGGTAGCCACAAAGAAACTATGCTCCGCTACTGTTTCGTTAATTATTCTAGGCGTTATCGAATAACGCTGAATAAATTTCAGGTTATAAACTTTATGAGGGATTGATATTCCCTTAATTTCAGCTTGCGTTAGTTCGTCCAATTCAATCATTCTATATCCTTATCCGCTACATACCCAACATTAGCCACATCTATCAAAATCTGCTCCAGCTCTTTTAGGTTTCTAGCCACTCTGCCGCTTTTAGCTAACATTAGATTAACTTTCTCTATACCAGGAGCGTAATAAATAACTTGAAGCTCTCTCGCATAAGCGTAGCCGCACTCCCAAAGAGTGCCCATATCTTTGCCTATAGTTGAAGCTATGATAATCTCCGCTTCATCTAACGCTTGGATATTTCTTTGGAATATATCCTCTAAATCTTGCCCTTTAGCATTGTTATGCTCTCTAGGGCTAAAATAAAATTCAAAATGCTCTTTAACGTAGCCCTCTAGTTCATCTAGGGCTTTCTCCTGTTCTGGAGAAAACCAACCACCTGCTATATATACACCTAAATCAAATATTGTCGCCATCTTTTATCCTTTTCAAAGTTTGTTTAATGTCGCTTTTACGCCTTTCGTAATAGTTCCCTCCCGGAAAATCAGCCCTACGTTTCTGATAAATGCAGTCCTCTGGCTTTAAACCTAGAACTACGTTTTCTTGCTTAGGTAAATAAGCTAGGGAGTTATGCCCGCTTAGTGCAGTTTTGCAAAAGAACTCGTCACGTCCACCTATATCCATATCTATACACTCCTGCAAGACTGGGTATTTCTTTACTAACTCTAGCCACATTAAAAGCGCTATGATATTATCGCTCTCTGGCTGTATAGCTTCATCTTTGCGGGTTTTTATAAATGCTAGTATATCCTTTAAACTACCGCTAACATAATAGAAATTGCTTAAACTTCTTGGTAAAATCGTCCTGGCGTCAAAAATAGATACCTCTTTACTATCGACCATATCAGCATATAAACGCTTGGCTTCATCTACTATTTCCATATACCTACCAAGAAACTTATCATTTACCAAAATGCTAGGCTTTACCATACAATCATCTTTGCGCATATCGCGGTCTGCTGTGCATTGTGCGCTAAAGCTGAGGGTTCTATGCCTTATAAGGTGTGTAACGTCAATTAAATCCAAACCTTCGATTAGAAATGTAACTCTTATAGTTTCTAACGCTGTAGGCAGCATCTCGCCCTTAAATATAGATTTAACTATCTCCTCTCGGTTATCTATATCTCCCTCATATACACTATCCCTCCAAGTAGCTGTAGTAAATTCCGGTAAATAACTACAAAGCTCCTTCCAACTTGGAGCTGATACTAAAGTAACAGCCATAGTGTTTATTTGATTTAAATATTCAGTTTCAGGCCTTTCACCAAATTTCATTTTAACGCGTCCCATTATTTACTCCTTTTCCAATACTCATAAGTTTCGATAGCTAATTTAGTTATATCGCTATCATCTCCAGTAAGTTCTTTAACCATAGCTATAAAGCTTAGGATTTCCTCGTCATCTTGACCACTATCTTTATTTTCGGCTTCATTAGCTACGGCTGTCAAGGCTTTCTCCACTAGAGTAGCATACCCAGCAATATCGTGCCAAGTATCTATATGGTCTGGAGTTGTAGCTAAACGGGATAGTTTATTCACGATGTCGTAAATATAAACCATTTGCACTGCGTCTAAATTCTTACCATTAACCGCTAAGTGTCTATCCTTGATTAGTTTCATAACATTAGCTCTGAACTCCGAGCCACCTTTATAGTCGCCATACACTTTACCCCGTTCCTTAAGCGTTTCATTTACATTACTCATTGTTTTCTCCTTTGTTAATTTCTGGACGCCATAACTCTAAGCCATAGCTATCTTTTTCAGGGTCGTAGCTAATCTGGTGCATACTGACCAACCTCATATTTTTAATCGCATCGAATACATCACGACCTTTAGCTTCATATTCATTAACCACACGCTCCCAACACTCAGCCACAGAACTAGCTCCAGCTAAGATTTTATCGGCTGTTTTAGGGCCTACTTTAGCTAAACCTATAACGTTGTCGCCTGTATCGCCTGTTAAGCACTGTTTATAGTGGTGCTTCATAGCCTGATCGGGTTCTACCTCGAAAAAAGTCATTTTTATCTCGTCGAGATGATTACCTGCCTTAGTTGTAGTTTCTGCCCTGCTGTAGTAGTTAAAGTGTGTCCCTGGTAAAGTGTATAAGACATCTTTATCTACCGCACAAAGCAGATACTTATCAGGCTGGGCTTTTTTCTTAGCTATAACTGCGTCGTCAGCCTCGAAGTCGTAATGGATAAAAGCTTTTTCTGGGAACGTTTCCGCCATTTTAACTTTTAGTTCGTTTAACCCATCAGGGCTTTTCATCTCTAAGCGATTAGCTTTATACATCGGGTCAATCTTGGTGTATCTAAAGCTGCCGCGACCAATAGTGAAATGAAGCTCCCAATCTTTGCACCCAGTAGCGTCAAGAATACCTTGCAACTTTTCTAGGGTTGAGGTATAAGCATTATCCATATTACATATAGATATAGTCCCAGCTTCAGGGTCGTAAGTTTTTATCGAGCTAATAGTTATCCACTCCTCGTCTGAATACATAGCCCTGGGTAATAGTTCTATAACCTCTTGGTGCTTAGTTACGCTCCCAAAAACTACGGTATCAGCGTCGATTAACGCTATCTTACCATTTTTAGGTGCGGCTACATCACCATTTTGAGCTAGGTCAATATCGACCAACTCACCGTCATCAAATTCCATTAATTATCTCCTTTCTTGATAATGTGTTATTATCTCTCTTTATTTATACGAATATTATAACTAAATTTAGCTTAATTTTCAATTAAACTAAACTTAATATTTTCTTAATAATTAAACGAGCCTTAAAGACCCGTCTAATTATTAATCACCTACAGGCATTGGAATATCTTTAAACTTGAATATCGAAGTTTTGCAGATTTCTTCCCAGCCTTTAACCATAGCTTTGCTTACACGCTCGTGCCATAAATCTTTATCAGCTCTAGGCACTCGTAAATAAATAGCGTCGTGCACCACGTTAAAAATCAGCTTCAACGCTTCTGGGTATTCTTTGCAAAGATAATGCACTGCTAGTTTGGTCGTTTCACTGCCTGAACCTTGAATTGGACCATTGATAGCGTCAGTGCCTATCTTTGGGTGAACCCTGCGACCTAGTGCCGTTGTATAAATGTAGTTTGCTTTGCCAACATTTTTCCAAACTTCATCGTGATATTTTTTAATCGCTTTATACTTACCAAAATATAGATTACGTAGCTTTGTCGCTTCATCTAGCGAGATTTTAAGCGCGTAGCGTGTCAAACTATAGTTTTGATACGTCTTTGCGCTCATTCCGTAAATATAACCGAAATTTAACGCTTTAGCTAGTGTTCTATCCTTTTTAGTTACGTATTCACCTTTTGTTTTATCTCCTGTAAATAGCGCGTCATAGTCATCACCTAACGGGCCATCAGGGTGCACTTTCTTACCTGTAGCTAGTGCAGCCATATTTGTATGTAAGTCCTCGCCGTTAAGTAATTCTTGATACATAACAGGCTCTGCAAATACACTCGCCGCAATTCTTAGCTCAAGGGTGGAGTAGTCTAGCCCTACAACTACAGTGTCCTCTGTTTCAGGCTTGAATAGAGGTTGTAATCGTCGCGGTATTTGTTGAGAGTTAAAACCATTAGGTAAATCTCCGCCGCTTGATGTAAATCGCCCAGTAATAGCTCCTGCCACGTTAAAGCGGGTCTGCATATACTGGTGATTTATAGATTGTAAATACCCTTTTTCTTTTAACGCTTTGCGCATATAAATTATCGTGTGCGCTTTTTCAGCTAAAGGCTTATCGCTTACGCTGTAATTAACTAGCGTGTCATAGTCGCTGCTTTCAGTTCCAAGATATGCTTTAACTTGTTTAGGGCTATTGACGTTAAACCCTTCGGGCAGCTCCTTAGTTAAGCGGACTATATCATCGTCCACTTCTTTTTCATACTTAGCCCTTAATGGTAAATCTACCATAATGCCGTTCTGCTGATAAACTACGGCATACTTAAGGCTTAAAATATCTACCTGGTAAGCTAGTGAAGTTCTCCACTTCTGGATAGTTTCATTTTGCCACAATAAGCTAAGTGCCACTACGTCCGTTGCGGAGTATTTAAGCTGTGCCGCCGATAGATAAGCTCCCTTAACAAACCCTGCTTTTTGTAGTTTCTTTTTATCCAAGCCATCATATAACCCAGCAAAGCCGAGATTTTCTATAACTTTATCTAGGTTATACTCTTTAAAGAATGGGAAGCCTAACCTAGCTAAATAGAAAATATCGTCGAACTTATCGGTGGTCATATTTAAAGTCCCGAAGTCATAACTAGCGTTGAACCATACCGTCCACATAGGCTTGATGTATGCTTTTATATCAGCTTCTGGGATTATATCAGTATCTAAGATTATAACCTCGTCATCGTTCTGCCCAGGCTGATATAACTGCACCAAGCGGGTGCCGATATATAGCTTCTCTGTTTCTATATCGGCAAATACCGGCTCACTAGGATTAAAACTAAACTCGTTTAGCGATTTAGGTATTCTGTATTTAACCTGTATCATTTTATTTACCTAGTTTAGTTTCTAGCTCATCATACTCTTTAACCACGTTAGCTAAGGTCTTATCATTTTTAGCTAGTTCGCGGTATTTCTCCATCTCTATAACTTTCGCGGCGCGCTCTTTTAGTTTTTGCTCTAATAAATCCTTTCTAAGTCTAGCGTGCTGCCTATCTCTTTCTATAGCGATAGCTATATGGTCCACTAAGTATTGAGTAGCTTTAGCGTGTTCCTCGTCCAGTTCGTCATATTTTACAACCTCTACTACTTTAACTATTTGCAACCCGTTTTGAGTCCAAGCTGCCCAAGTATCACCCTCACTCGCGTTATCCGCTTCATTAACTAAAAAGCAGTATAATTTTTTACCCTGCTTTAATGCCTCTTCTTTACTCCAACTTTTTAAGCTATTTTCAAAAAACACTTTTGCTAATTTCATAACATATCCTTTAATATACAAACCAATCAAATAAATATGATGGTAAAATAAAAAGCGTAAAATAAACGCTTAAACTAACAAATACAAACACAGCTAGAGATAACAAATAAATATTATCTATCTTTGCGCGTAATGCTGTATAACGTGCCCAAATTTCAGTTGTAGCATAATAGCTAAGATAAATCACTAGCGCAAATAATGCAACATAACTAAACATTAGCACCGCTAAAGGCACTATATAAATATCGTTCGGCATTTTCAGCTCCTTATTAAGTTAAATTGAAGTTAATATTTTAACTAAAATAAAAGGGAGCCAAAATAGCTCCCAAACTACTAGAGTGCAGGCGTAGCGTCGTCGCCGACGTCGATATCCTCGCCCTCAATCTCTTCCGCGTCGCACTCACTACCCTCGTATTTAACAAGTTTAGCTATTTGCAAACCAGTTAGGTATAAGCTAACTTTGTGTGTGCCGCCGATGTTATTTGCGTGGGCTGAACCGAATACAATGCCTTGGCTATCATTACCAATTTTCCACTCTGCTGCGTGGACCGCTTCGGTAATGTTTGCGCCCTTTCTATCATACACTTTAATAACCTGGTCTTTGCCGTCAGGCCACTTAGTGTTTGTGCTAAATGTAGCTATGATATTACCTGTCGGTATGCGCTTAACGTCTTCGGTCTCCGGGTCGATGGTCCCTTTCGGGTCTTTCATCATCTCCTCTTTAATGCTGTTAGTTTTTGGCTGCCCTTTAATTCCAAACTGCTTCTTATAAGCTTCCCACTCCTCGTCGATAAGCTTTTTAAGATGTTTGTGCGCTTCGCTGTCTTTAGGGACAACGTAGCTTACGACATAGCGGAAGCGGTCTGCTTCGCCCTGCATCGCAGTGTTTCTACCCTCGCCGTCGATAAAGACGTATTTAAGGGTGCCTAGTAGTGTTTTGACTTTCGTCATTTTCGCTCCTTGCGTGAAATGTTCTACACTGTTTTTAAACCCGTTTGGGAGACTATAGCGGCGGGCCGTTCGTGTTCATTATGCGCGTTCGTATGCCTGACGAGGACTTATAACTAATAGCGGGTCATTACTATCTACTAGGCTGGCCGCACAATTTCTTAAGGAGGAACTAAGTTCCCATTCACCTATATCACACAACATAGGCTAGGAAGACACAACAAAATTGTGGCTTCCTAGCTTATGCTAGGGAGTTAAAGATTAACTATCTAGTTAATAGATTAACTCTATCGGCGGTAAGAATTGAGAGAAAAACCCGCCGAAACGAGCGTGAGCTCTTTAAGCCCTCCTGCAACCCTGCGCTCAACATTTATCAGGAGGGTTTAAAGAACCCACATTAAGTGGGCTCGTTTCTTAGTATGCGCTTGGCTCTTGGTCTGCTTCGGCAGATTTCTTGCCTTTTTTACCCTTTTTAGGTGCTTCCTCTTTAACTTCATCGCTTGATGTTTCGCCAGTCAAAGGATGGACCACGCTATAGTCTGGGCCCTGCGCGTTTAGCTCCTCTAGTTTAGCTTTAGCGTCCTCGTTAGAGATAACGCCATTCAAAACGTCGTCCATAAGCGCATTTTTGCTAGCATTGTAAGCTTTTTGATAAGCTTTTCTTGCATTTTCGCCCTGTTTAGAAACTTTCTGCAAGATAACGCCATCAGTGCCCATAACGCCTTTGCCGTCGCGGCTCGCATAGAAATGTAAGCTATCAGCAGGTAGCCATACGCCTGAAAGGCTGCATTGGATTTCTACCACGTTACCATTTTCATCTTTGCGAACAATATCGTCCCAGTTAAATGAACGACCTGCATTTTTAGGCTCTAGTAGCTCGTTTAGTTGAGCCACAACATCTTGCGGTAAATTGTGAGCAGCGCATATAGCCTGCACCTTTTCGTAAATTTCAGACTTTTTCATCTGTTTCTCCTTGGTGATGTTTTGTTTTATAAAGAGATTATAACACACTTTAGCTTAAATCTATCTTAATTAAACTTAATTCAGATTTTTTATTCTAAAGAGTTAATCTCTCTTTATTTATGATAGTATTATAACACAAACTATCTTAAAAATTACTTAATTAAACGTAATTTTATAGCATATTTTCACAAACTTTATATACAAGCATAAAAATTACATAACTAAATAATAAACTAACTAAAAATCCCAATAAATACATAATTACGGCAAATAGAAACGTATTAAAATACGGCTCGCTGTCGTTTATACTTATAGATAATAGCACAACCTCTCTAATTAACTCATTACCTATAATGGCTGTGCAGAGCAATATACCTATAAATATATAACCTAGTATTACCATTTTTTATCCTTCCACAATAGTTAAATAATATAGCAAAGTAGTAAATACCTTAGTTGAATACAAAATCCCAAATATACCAACTATAGCTACTACAACCGAAACTATATTTAAAACTATAGTAACCCAGCGTTTTTGTCCCAACTTCATAGAGTTTATAACTCCAGCTGCCCAAATCAGCATTACGCTAACTCCTATAGCCATCATAAACGAAATTATCGCTAGTATTACCATTTTCCCTCCTTTCTTTAATTTGATAAATAGCATTTTTCGCGCGCTCGGCTAATACTAACATATAATAAGCGCATACGCTCGTTTTGGTCAAAACATCGGCTTAAATCTTGACTATCTACATAAACGTGATTATACTCGCTGCCCTGGCTTTTATGTATCGTTACGCAGTGCGCAAAATCTAGTATTGATACATAATCGCTAATCGTTTTATAAAGTCGATATTGTGCTTTACTATCAATACCAGCTTTATTTTTCTCGACTAGCTCCCTGCCTATATCCTCTCGGATTTTCTTATTCTCAAACATACCAAAAATTGCAGGGATAGCTAAGTATTCATCTATCTGGTAGAACTTAACAAAATCTAGTTTATTTAGGAACATCAACGGGTTATATTTAGTATCATAGTTTATAATCCCATTTACAGTCTTACAATCCCACTTCCAAGTGTCGTGTATGCCCTCAATTTCTATAAACTGCTTTAGCGTGCTATCGTAGAGTTTATCTCCAGGCTGTGGCTGTGCTCGCCCTTGTATTAGTGCGTTAATCTCCTGCACGCGTTGATTAGTGTAGGCTAGCATAATTTTATCGTCGTCCTTGTCCTGCTTATACAGCTCAACTATATCAACTTTGCGGATAAAATCCTCTGTAGGCTCTAAATACGCCTGCTTACGACGCCCTTCCATCATATCGACTAATAATGCCAGCGGCTTAGTTAATGTGTTATGCGTACGGTGGACGGTCGTTAATTTTCTCCAATACGGCTGACGTGGATATACTGCCGATGGCCCATCTACAGGGCTTAGCTGATTAAGGTCTCCAACATATAGAACTTTTATTGGTGGTATGCAAACTCTGGAGTATGGCTTACCACAGTGCTCACATACAGGCACCACTTCATCGTCTGGTATATCTACAGGGCTACGATATGGATTGGCCGGAAGCGTGGAGCACGCGTTTTCGCAGTGATTATTAGGGTGCTCCCAGTAGTTTAGCTCTAGCTGGTCTTGGAGCTTACCTATAGAGTAGTAGTCCTTATCTCCCACGAAGCTAAACTCATCAACTATAAGTAGCTGGATATACACAGGCTGCCCAAACTGGTGCGTAGTAACTAAGGCTTTCAAGCTCTTAGCTTTCTCGTTTATGCCTGGGCGTTTCTTAAGCCACGAGTGTAACGTGGATATGTCTGTATCCTCTGGCAATTTTTCAACAAGCACATCTTTGGCTTTGTGGGTGTATGCCACAACTCTGTATTTTATGCCCATCTCGTTAAGCTGCTTAACCACCTCGATTAGTGCTGTAGTTTTCCCGCTCCCTGCAGGCCCGGTTATAAATGCCTCGTTTTCTTCAGGGTCTGATAGAAAATGATGTAAATCCATTGTATCCTCTCTTTATCATTTATTTAATATATTATATTATAGCGAAATTAAACTTAACTAAAGTTTAATTTCGTTATCGTTTGTTTGCTCTGTTTCAGGCTGTTCTATAGCTTCGACCGTATCAAGCTTTGTATATGGCCGGCTAAACTCTATTACATACACATTATACGGCTTTTTATTCTTATAGTGAGTTACCCTGCGTTTATATTTACCTATTTTCGACTTTATCTCTATCGCCGAGAAGTGGCTATCTAGTAGCTCAATCAGCGATGGTAGCCCCAGCTCTTTAGTTGCGCTGGTGTTGTAGAACACTGCACGCGCCTGGTCTGTGGTTGAAACCTCAAACAACCTATCTATATCCTGCATCGGGACGGCGCAGTCCTCTGTTAAGACTTCTAGGAGCTTTGTATGGTCCTTATTCTCCGCAGCTTCGAGCAGTTTATCCAGTGGTGTAGTTGTCGCCTCGATATACTCTGCATAATCCTCGTTTTTCCAGTTCGAGTTATCTTTATAATCCTCGTTTGATAACGGCTTTAGTGAGCGCAGATAAGCCGCAAAGTGTGGCAGGTCAGAGATTAACGCATTATAAAACGCTGTAGTGTCTGGATATACCTTAGCTAGTTTAGTCGGGCATTTAAATAGCACTAACCTGCGGTCATTCTGCGCAATATCGGTTATGAGCTTCGTCTGCATATTTGTATTCAGGATTGGCGTCATATAGTGGCGTTGAGGTGCTGTCGTGTCTTTACCCTTCTTAGTTATCGACACGAGAGGGCTGCCTGTTATTTTCTTGAGCTCTGCCACCAGCTTCGCCTGCTCGTTTTTAGTATCGCCCTCCCCGGCTTCATCTATTATGGCGTAGTCCGTCTCTCCCATCCACTTATTAAACCCGTTAGTTAGTGAGGACACATTTACTTTATATATGCGCTCTGTGGTGGAGAAATACGGCAGGACGTTATCTATGAACATATTTTTACCAGCTCCACCCACACCCGCAAACACGAAGTAGAGGTCGGAGTGGTCGTAGGTAGAGTGCTTACGCGCCAAGAACCTACAAAACCGGTCGCGGTTATCGGCGTCTGGTATCAAGTGACGGAGCAGAGCTAAGATAGTGTCCGGCTGCCGCAGGTTGGTAGGCTCCAGCTCTCCACGAAGTATTCTTATGCCCTCGCTCGGCTGGTATGTGTTGAACAACGGGTCACGCTGGACTTGTGGTATCAGGCCTGTTGGGTATTCAGGCGTATGAACTATGGTAACTACGCGCACCTTTTTAAGTAGCTTCTCGGTCGTTACTTTCAGGCGAAGTTTGCTTTCAGTCAGGACTGTATTTATTACAGACGAGGTCTTGTCGTAGGTGTGATACTCCTGCGTTTGTCGGTTATGGTGGATATATAGTTGTTTTATGAGGTCGAAAAACACCTCTATAATGTCGCTATACTCATTCTCATATATAAACCCTTCTTTCGCCCAGTCTGGATTATACTGCCACAGCGGTTTGTTAGTAAGCGGGTTTATGCGCTTATTTATATCATAGTTACAGTCATGGATAACACGTTCTTCAGACATCGGGCTCTGCCACAGAGAGTTAAGCAGGAGCATAAAATCCTGAAACTGCTCTTTAGACACCGATGGGTCCTGAGCTAGTTTAAACCGCACGGACGTCATCCACGCTGTGCCCTCTCCGTTAGGGACATCACGCGGGTGTCGATACTCCAGCTTCTGCGGTATTATTTTATCTATGGCTTGAGCTAACTCTGCTTCTGGGAGTTGTTTAAGGTTATTGACGTTGAGGATATAACCTAGTGTGCTGTGCGCCATTACTTCTGGGTTGTAGTCGCTCGCTGTCGTTAGCGTGGTCGTTTCGCTCTGAACTAGCAGCTGCGCTTTCGCCGCGCACATATACAAATACGCCTTAACACCTAGCGGTATGCGCTTTTGAGGGAGCGCGGTTAGCGGCGGAGTTAGTAGCGTCTTAGTGTGGTTCGCAGGCGTAGCTAGGTAAATTAGCGCATTATCTAGCTGGATATCTATAGACGCGCGCTTGGCCCATTTACGTATCTGGGCTAGCTCCTGCGCGTCCTCCTCGTTATAAGCGTAGAGTATGTGCCCACCCTTCAAGTCTGACTTAGCTATGTAGTCCGCCGAGTAGCTATCTATGGTGAGCAGCTGCTCAAACATCTCTGTATTATCCACGTCTATGCCGATAAAGTCGCGCCTCGCTATCGCGCAGAGTAGCGGAGTATTCTGGGTATTTCTGGTCGTAGTATATTGTAGCCACCCTTTCTGAGGGAACCCTGGGTCTGTTTTCTTGCCGTCAGGCTTACGCTCCAGCGTTTGAGCTGTAAGAGGGACTGTGTAAAATATGTCGGTATAGTTAGGCACTGTGGACACTTCTGTATTTGCCATAATGCCACCTATTTACTTGCATTAACTAGGGATTGGGTGGATTGCGATGGCGTCGGAACAGGCGGCAGCTCCTGCCCTATTTGTGAGCTATAGCTAACTATGTAGTCCTGGATTTCCTTAGGCAGGAGGGAGAGTAGGTTAGTATCCTCGGATAGGGCGATTATATCCTCGACGTTAGGAAGGATATCAATTTTATAATTTTTTAGATAGACGCTGTTTATTGTATCCATTATCTTAGCGGTTGTATTTGTGTATAAAGCTAGGGCTGTGATATATTGCTTCAGGTTAGGATACAGCGCTTGTATATGCGCATTTTGTGGACGGGTGTTAAGTGCTCGTATTTTAAGCTGGCTCTGTTGGATATAAAAACATTTAGCCAGGGTTTCATCTTTAAAAGAGTGTTTAAGCTCTAAGAGGGTTAAGACCATTTTTTATTAAGCTCGCTTTCTATTCATTATTTACGTTATTATATCTAATTTATTCTTAAAATTAGATTAATTTTCTTTATTTTCTTTATTATTTATTTCTTAATATGGCAGATGGCATTTTAGATAGCTAACTATTAGGGTTAGAAGCTGGCAAACTATGGATTAGCTTAAACTAGATAGAAGCCGCTAGTTGGCTGTGGGTATTTATATTATGTAAAAATAGTGGTATTATGGGAAAATCGGATAAGCGTGGAGCGGGATAATGCCGGGGATATGCTGTGATATTGATAATGATTCTCAGATTATAACGTCGAAAAATTTTGATAGTTGATAATCATTATAGATTATCATAAAGTGATGATAATGATAAAAGCTTAAAAGTCAATAAATCGCTATCAATTATAAAGCTAGTTGATAATCGTGTTTCAAATCGTTACAAATCAATAAATCAATTTTCAGTTTCAGTTAAGAAAATAAATCAATAAATCAAGAAAAATCAAAAAATCAACTTTTTCATTATTCGCTTATAATTCTAAAATATTTTAATACTTGATTTTTTAGATTTAATTGATTTATTTGATTTAAACTCGATTTATCAATAGTTCAGCGTAAATCACTAGCTAAAAATCGCTCGATTTTTTCGATTTATAACTTAGTTTGCTTAGTTTTAGCTTAGACGCTTATAATGATAACGCTTATCAAGTAATTTCTAGCTCACTAGATTTAGATTAAAGAATTAAGCGCAATTAAAATCACGATATAGTTTTAAAAGCATTTGGGCGCGTTTTAAAGCATTTTAACACTATAGCAATATAATAGTATTAGCTCGCTATTGAATTGCATTTAAATTAATGCTAGATGCAAATTATCATTAGCTGATTTTTAACGTTAGATGCAAATTATCATTAGATGATTAGATAAGTGTAATTTGATAATGATTATTAAATTAAGTTTCATTGTATAGAAATGATTAAATTAAGTTTGATTATAATAATCATTATCGTTTAACATTAATTTAAAATATTTAACGTTTATTAACAATCGTTTTTAAGATAGATAGCGTTTGATTTAAGAGATTTTAACTTGAAGTACTATATTTTATCGTTTGAAGTTTTAAAAGCGCGCTATCGAAGCGTTAGCGCGCTTTATTTTGATTTATTCTTTATCGTCTTGTTTCTTTTCTCGCTGTCTGCAATTTTCAGCGTAATATTGATTATCGCGCTCATAATCATAAGTTTCGGGCGCGTGCATATTTTGCTTTTTCTCTTTGATAACGTCTGCGAGCTTTGATATTTCGCTCGCGTCTGCGCTTGTTTGAATTAAGCTTAATAGCTCATTTTCAAGACGTTTAATTTCGTTTCGTCTTTGATTGCTGATAAAACTCGCAGCGCGACAATAAGATTTTTTCGCTATCATCTCGTCGTCGCGCTCATATCTTTGATGATATTTGCAAAAACGCATTACGCATTGATTTTCATCGCTGTAATAATCTGCGTGCTTGACTTCTCTAGCTTTGCGAGTTGTTAGCTCTTGTAAAAGATTATCAAACTCTGATTTTGCACTTTTAGAGAGTTTAGCACTCTCAACTATTGAGTTTAATTTCTCGATTAGCTCTGATTTACTTAACATTTCTTTATCTCTTTTCTTATTAGATTTAGCAAAGATTATGCGCGCTTTAATCTTTAGCTTTGATGAAATTATATCATAAGTTTGCTTAAATTAAATTGAATTAAACTGATATATTTTCATCAAAACTAAATCTTGTTTTGATATTTAGCATTATAACATAATTTTACTAAATTAAACTGAATTAAATTTAATCAGATTATGCGCTTTAGCGTAATTTGATATTTTAGCATAATTTTTCGATTTTGTCAAGTTGATAGAGATTATCAACTTGATTTATATCGAAAATCTTATATTATAACATAAATATGCTTAATTTTAACTTAAAGAACATTAAATCTAAATCAAGCGCAATTAAGTTTAATTTATTGCGCTTGTTTAAATTAAATCTCGTTGATTAGATAGAGATTGTCTAATTCTCTATCAAGTTTTAACATTTCGATTATTTTATTATTGCTTATTTTCAACGTGTCTATAAACTCGATTATGATTTTTTCGTTTATATTTTTCAACTCGTCAAACTCTGCGCTTTTATTCAGATAAAATTTTTCTAGCTTATTGAGCTCAATCTCTAGTTTCTTAAAATTAAACTCAATTTGATAACGTTTCGCTTTTAGCGATAATTTCATCGTTGAAACGTTATCGTTTAAATATTTTTCTAAAAATAGAAACTCTTTAATCTTATAGTGCATTTGCGCGCTGTCTAGCATTTCGTTATAATCTTTTAAAAAGTCGCTAGAGTGTATTAAATCATATTCAAACACGTTATTTAATTCGTCAAGAATATTAAATAACTCTAGTTTTTCGATAGCTAGCTTATATTTTAGAGCGTAAAAAGTCTGCTCAAACTGATTATATCTGTCGTAATTCATTTTCTTATCTCTCTTTCTTTGAAATTGTAAAGAGATTATAACATCTCTTTACTTAAATTAAGTTGAATTTAGATGATATATTCTAATATTTCATCTAAATAAACGCTTTTAAATTCTTTGCTTATATTTTCTTTGATTTCATTTAAATTTAATTCGTCAATTTGATAATAATGCGCAATTTTAATCATAATCGCATTTATCAAATATAATCTATCTTGAATATCGCGTAATGCTTTCTCTGCTTCTTGATATTCGACAAAGATAAAAGACTGATTAGCAAAATCAATCATCTTTTGATTATATTCTCGAATAAACTTATTATTTAGTTTATTCAACTTCAAAAACGCATTTAGATATTTATCATCATCTAGCATTTTATTATCTCTCTTTCTTTGATTTATGATAGAATTATCATCAATTTACTTAAATTAAACTGAATTAAATAACATTTGTAAAAATATTTTTGCGCTAGAAAATTGCTTATATAATATATTACGCGAATAGCATAATTTTGCTTAAGAAACGCTTAAATTGCAACATTATCAAATAGCAGTTGTTATGATAGTGGCGTAGATTATAATAATCGTTATCAAATGCTTAAATTAAATAGAATATAATAATCATTATCAATAATCTAAACTCTAAAAATGCGATGTGGCAGACTGCGTTTCACGTGAAACATTTAATTAAATTAAATATAATAATCGTTATCAATTAGCGTTTCACGTGAAACTTTGCGAGATTTCTTGAAAAATATCAAGATTATTTTATTGAGCCTCAAAATTTGGAGTGGGTGCGACAAAGCGACGCGAGAGTTGGAGCGACAGAACACTCCAAAAATCCGCAACTCCATTCAGAATTATTATTCAATTAAATTTAATTCAACGGAATATAACAAACCCTGCTACAATCTGAACGACTATAACGGACGCCACACTCCAAATCTAACAGCTTCTAATCTAATACCACAAAATAATAAAAATTTTCACGAAATTATTATTCAATTAACTTTAATTGCAACATAATTTTAATTAAACTTAATAGAATATCAACTACGGCCTGCAAACTCTAGTTATCACTAGCTCACGTAAGCAAAGCTTAAGTTAAACTTAGCTATACTTACATAAAAACCATAAGGAGTATCCGTGGCTAAAGCACCGAAGCCGGTCCCAGTTGCACTCTTAAACCTTATAAAGTTAGAGTATGAAGCGGGGTCGGAGATAGAAACAGTATTAGATAAGTATAAAGTTACTAAGGAGCAGATTGGAGAGCCTGAATGGCTTACTCGACCTAGAGTTACGGTCTTGCCGGCACTTAAGGATGCACCTCAGACACCGCTGGCGCCTGCTGTAGTTACTATAGCTCAACCAGCACCACAAGCATCAACAGAGGTTAATACAGAGCAGGACGAGAGCGTAGTCCGCGTATTGGAGAAAATTAGTTCGTTCAAGGAGAAGGCGGTTGACTATGCCCTAGATATGATGTCAATGGTTGGGGATACTAAGGAGCTTAAGGACCTTATAAGTTCGGTTACAGCGATAGAGGCGACTTACAAAGACTTGAGGCCTAAGGATAATACTCCGGTCATAAACATAGCTATACAGAATTTGGTGGATAGGTTCCGTGATGATTGCTGAGGATAAGAACGACGAGCTGAAGTCGAGGGAGCTTAAAGAGCAGTATTCGGCGGTGCAGACATCGCTCACGCAGGAGCAGCAAGAGTTTATGGATAGTAAGCTCGGGTCTAAGTTGTGGAGAATGAATAACCTCTACACAATCAGGGATAAGAACGGTGTTAAGAGGATATTAGCACTAAATCACAGCCAGAATAAGGTGCTTACGCAGTTTAAACATAACCGCAAAATAATCCTCAAGAGCAGGCAGCAGGGTATATCGACGCTATTTCTAGCATATTACCTAGATGACTGCCTGTTCAAGCCAGGGTTTCAGGCGGGTATCCAGAGTTACGGTCAGGACGAGGCTGAAAAGCTGTCGGATAGGGCGCTGTTGATGTGGGAAGATTTAGATCCGGACGTAAAGACACTATTGAACTTAAAGTTAGTGGCGAACAACTCGAAGCGTATGATGTTCTCGAACGGGTCAATACTAAAGATAGGTAACTTCCGTGGTGATACACTCCAGGGATTACACGTGTCCGAGCTAGGTAAGATAGCTAAGAAATATCCAGACAAGGCGAAAGAGCTGAAAACGGGCGCATTTCAGGCTGTAGGTAAGGATAATAAGATAACTATCGAGAGCACAGCAGAGGGTCGCAACGGGCTATTTTACGAGATGTGGCTTAAAGCGTATAATAAGTCGAAGTTATCGCGCGACCTCAACCAGCTGGAGTTTCAGGCGGTATTTCTCAGCTGGGTGGAGGACCCGGACTGTAACCTTAGTTCAAAAGTGGATATAAATGCTGCTATGTTGGAGTATTTTACTAAGGTTGAGCAAGAGTATGGGATAACACTAACTAACACCCAGAAGTGGTGGTATGCGTCGAAGTATGAGGAGCTAGGATACGAGATAAAGCAGGAGTATCCTACCACTCCAGAGGAGGCGTTCGAGCAGTCTCTAGAGGGTTCTATCTACAAGAAAGAGTATGACGCGTTGTATTCGTCCAAGAGAGTTCTACCTAGTTTGCACTATCACGGAGTGCCGGTAATGGTTAGTTACGACATAGGTGTTAATGACGAAACGGTGCTAGTTTTTTCGCAAGTTGTGGATGGTGTCCCCAGGGTTATAGACTGCTACGCAGCCAGTGGGGAAAATTTAGAGCACTATGTCGAGGTTATGTGGGCACTTAAGCGCGATAAAGGGTATGACATACAGGATGTAGTTCTCCCGCACGATGCGATGGTAAGGGAGTTTAGCACGGGTAAAACTAGATTAGAAAAGTTTCTGGAGCTTGGAGTGCCTGCTCGCGTGCTAAAGCGCATAAGTATAGATGATGGGATAAGTGCTACAAGGGATTTTCTGAACGTTGCGCTGATAGATGATAGTTGCGAAACTCTACTCCTAGCTTTGCAGCAATACCACTGGAAGTTTGACACTAGATTAGGTGTTTCGCTACGCACCCCAGAGCACGACTGGACTTCTAACTATATGGATAGCTTGCGCTATACAGCGATAGCGGCGAATTACACTAAAAAAGAGCTCGTAGCAGATGACGAGATGGGATACCCTGATGATTATTACCAAGAGGACGAGTATTCAGGGCTTTAAGCTTAGTTTAAGTTGAAATATGCTATACTTACGATAAAATACTATAGAAAGGGCTACAAATGGGTGAAAATGGTAATCCAGAACAGGACGTTAAAACTCCTGATACACTAGATACTGCTACCAGCACAGGCGATAGGGACTACGACGTTTCTAATTTCCTTAAGAATATTGAGGAGAATATGCCAAAAGACGCTGACGCGGTAGAATACTACAAGAATAAGCTGATTGAGGCAGAAAAGAGGAGACGCGGCACTGTCGCAGGCTTCACCAAGAGCCAACAGCAGTTGAAGGCTGTAGAAGCTCAAGCTTCATTTTTGCGGGACAAGGTTGCGGCGCAGATAAAGCTCACACCTGAACAACAGGAGGAGCTAGATACTCTGAAACTAACTAACCCAGACCAATGGCGCACTAAGATAGACGCCTACGAGGTATCTGCTAAGAAGCAGTTTGAGGATGGGATAGTTAAGGAGTTAGAGCGCATAAAGAGCCTAAGCGCAGAAGAGTTTGAGAGGGAGAGATTGGCAGAGCAGCTAAGTGAATTTATCACCGCTAATCCTGAACTTAATCTTACAAAGGACGAAATCGCAGACCAAATTCCTCCTTTGTATATGAAAAGGCTAGCACGGGGAGAGATTTCTTTTGAGGAGTTCTTAGGTTTAACTAAGAAATTCTTAACGGCTCCAGAAAAAACATTAGCTAGAGATGTGCCATCAGCAAACGGCACAAACATTAGCGGTGTTAGAGGGTCAAGCAATGCTCCTGCTAAAGCAGAGGTGTCCAATATTCTGGACAATGAAAAAACTATAACGTTCTAAAAGGAATTACAATGGCAAAACAAAACACAGGTATCCTTCGATACGGCAACGCTCTTGAGCGCAAAGGCTGGATGGTTGAGGGTATGATACAGAAAGCCTCTGAAAGTTTCTGGAGAGGCTTAACAGGCAATAGCGCAGACGCGATTATCTATCAGAAAAACGATTTTAGCGCAAAAGTAGGTCATAATATCATATTTGACTACAGCGGCAACCTAGCAACAGCAGGCTTTAGAGGCAAAGAGCAAGCATTCGGTAACAGCCCAGCGAAAATGAAGTTTAGCGATAGCTTAACGCTAGAGTTCGGACGCTATACTGTAGATAACGGTATGGAGTTTGACGCTGAAGCTATAGGTGATATTGACCTAAGCACACACGCAGATAGCCGCGAGAAACTAGCGGATAACTTCGTCCGTGCTAAAGACCAGATGTTCTTTGACTTAGGTCAAGGTTATCTAAGAGGACAAGCTCCGTCTCACATAATCAGACCTAATGGCAGAGCTAACATAGGTGCACTAACATCAGGAGATAAACTTAGCTGGGATTTCCTAGTTCAGCTAGAAACCACAATTAAAACAGGTATAGGTTACACAGTAGGTAGCCGCCGAAGCCCTATGAAACCGTTTAAATTGGCTGATGGTCGCAAAGTTTGGCTGCTAGTTCTTGACGCGTTCCAAATTGCGGACTTGTTAGAGGATGAAAAATTCCAAAGAATTTATCAGCACGCTGAAGTTCGCGGCATAGATAACGCGCTAATTAGCCACAATGTAACTCAAGTTGGCTCGTTTGTGATTGTAGAAGCCAGCACATTTGCAGGTATGTCTATCAATAACAAACTATTTAAAACAGCGGTTGAAATCCAAGGACTACGAACAATCGACGAGCACGGCGTATTTAGCGGCACAGGTAAAGCACATACAGGTAAAGTTGCATCTCGCGGCTTAATTCTAGGTGCAGGCGCGTTCCAACTAGGTATGGGTCATACTCCAGACTATAAATTCCAAGAAAGCCAAGACTTTGGAATTACTAGCGAGAGTGCGGTATTGCTTACAATGCAAGCGGATAAATGCCGTCTAACAGCGGAAACAGAAGACTATAAAGAAGCTAAAGTAGCTAATATGGACTATTCTGTGGCTGTTATAGATACATTTAACGCTAAACTTAGCAACTAAGAAAGGATAATAAATGGCTAAAACTGTAGATATTTCCCAATATCTTGGGAACAATAAAAAGAATATCGTTGCTGCTGCTGTTGGCACGGTTAAAATTGCCGCCTTAAAAGAAACAGGCGTAGCTTCTGGGGATAAGATAGTTCTTACTAAAATCCCTGCTAATTCTTTGATTACTGGTGTTACTCTAGTAGTTAAAGAAGGTGCTACAGGTGGTAATGTGAACCTTGACGTAAATGGTGCTTCAGTAGCGTTCGATATGGGCACTGCGGGAGTAACAGCACAAGCTAGCTGGGTTCCTACCGTAACTAAAGACCTTGTAGAAGTTACAGGAGATGTAACTATGGGTGCTAGTAAAGTGGGAGAGGGCTGCGTTGTTATACACTTCGTAGAGCTTGAGGGCTATACCGGAACCTTTGTAGGTTAAACGGAGCGAGCGATGTTAGTATCTAGTTTAATTTCTAGCGTTAGGTATAGGGTTGGTGATGTCCCTAATACAAAATTTACCGATGTTCGGATAATCGAGCTAATTAACGAGGGACTAGATGACCTCGCTCGCAAAGTTAATATAAACAAGGGAGAGTTAGTTCTCCCTATAGTTCCATATCAACGTAAATTAGTAATACCAGACCCTGATTTCATCAAACTACTAAGAGTTAGATGTAATAACAGGCCTGTAGATGTAAAGTCATTTAGTTCGATGGACAAACTTCCTGAATGGGAAGAGGAAGTTGGCACACAATTAAAATCTGTTGTGTATAATTTAAATAATCCTAGAGATTTAACTCTATACCCTCTGCTTGAGGAGCCAGTATATACAAACTACCGACAACTAAATAACTTTATTTCTAGTGATGGAACTTATGGCATAGCCATAGATATCCCAGGTATAACTAGGGATAATCTCGATGGTATAATCACAGGACTTAAAGTTGATAATAACTTACAAATTATTTATATCCCTAATGGTATGCAGCTTAACGGAACAATGACATCTATGGCTGATGGATTTAACCTGCTAGATATTAAGTATGTTAAAAGACCTAAGACTGTTGTAAATAAAAGTGATACTATCGACCTAGATGATATGTTTAAAACGGCATTAGTTTATTACATTTCAGGTATGCTATTGCTTGACGATACTCGCGGAGAAAATATCAATAAAGGTATGTTGTTTATAAACAAGTATAAGACGGAGTTGGAGAATATCCAGGAGCACGAAAAGAATAGCTTCCAAGATATAGCTACTCACGTAGTGCATTACAGAACAGGATTTGGAGACGAATATGGCATATAATATAAAAGAAATTTATGTAAATAAATTGACTTTAGAGGATATGGAGATAGGAGTAGGGTCTGTGGTCCAGACTCGTGGTGGTGTTCAGGTAACACGCACAAAAATTAATGCACAAAATTTTCCATACGACAGCACTCAAACACTAGGACAGCGCTTAAATAGTGTTCAAGCTGATTTAGCTAAGGCAGAGAAATTAATAAATCAATTAGCTAATAATAACAACGAAGCTAAAACTATTAAGCGTGATGTTGAAAACCTTAAAAATGAAATTTCATCTAAGGTCGCTAGTGCAATTCAAACGCTAGACGAATTGCAAGGAATAAAAGCTACAGTTCAAGGCAAAGTAAATGAGGCTAATCAAGCTGCTAATAGAGCTAATACAGCGGCTACCCAGGCCAGCACTACATTAACATCTGTAAATAAGGTTTTTACAGATGTTAATACTTTACACACTCAAGTAAAAGCGGTAAAATCCCAAATAGATACTGCTTTACAAGATATAGCTAATGCTGTAAAACAAGGAGAGCAGTTAAATAGCAAAATAGCAGAGGCTAAAGCTCAATTTGATGATATAGAAGCTAAATTAACCCTAGCTCAAGCTACAATAGCGGAAATTAAAAAGGCTAGCGAGGACGCTATAGCCGCTAAGGATAAAGCCTTAGAGTCAGAGCGTAAAGTTAAAGAATACTGGGAAGCCGCAGAACAACGCAGGGCTGAATGGATGTCGATGACCAAAGGTCCTAAAGGTGACCAAGGACCACAAGGACCGGCAGGAATACAAGGTCCAGCAGGTCCTATTGGTCCAGTTGGGCAGACAGGAGCAGTAGGTCCTATTGGTCCAATAGGTCCTCAAGGCCCTGCAGGTAATACTGGACCACAAGGACCTAAAGGTGATAAAGGTTCTGGAGGTGTTTCAGGTTATACTAATAAAGCTGCATTCCCAACTACAGGAGATGAAAGCACTATATACCTAGATAAAAGCACACATAAAGTTTATAGTTGGGACGGCGCTAATTATGTATTGTTAAAAGCAGGAGAAAAGGCTACCACTACTGTAGAAGGGTTTGTAAAACTATCAGGCTCTGTAACTAGCGATGATGAAACGGTAGCTGCAACTTCTAGGGCAGTTAGTATAGCTTATAAAGAAGCAGAAAAAGCCCTCAATACAGCTAATGCTAAATACACTCCTCAAAATGCGACGACTGGACAATGGGGATTAACCACATTAGTTGATGGAGTAAATGACTCAAGGACTGATAGAGCGGCTACTCCTAATGCGGTAAAACAAGCTTATGATAGGGCTAGTGCGGCTTATACACTAGCTAATAGTAAATGGTCGGCTGTATCCGCTAGTTCATCAACGGCAGGCATAACTAAGATTATAGATAGCACTAGATCAACAGATAGGTATAATGCAGCTAGTGCATACGCTGTAAAACAAGCCTATGATAAAGCAGTTCAAGCACTTAATGCAGGTAGCGACGCCCAAACATTAAGAGGGTATGCTCCTAATATTAACTCATCGGCTAATACTATAGTGCTTAGAGATAGTTCGGCTAATATATTTGCAGATGGGGCAGTTTTTAGCTCTTTATTTGTTTCTAGCCATAATGATGACTCCGGATTTTCAGCTAATCTTGAAATAGCTTATTTTTCAGGTAATCAGATTAAAGGAGTTAGTTACTCTAAATTTAGTAACGCACTTAATTTAAATTCTTTTATGAAATTAAATGGTAGAAATACTCCTAAAGTATATCGTAGGGAAAGCGGTAGCCCGTCTATAGATATGTCAATAGCTGATAATGCGTTAGTTACCATAACAAGCAATGGAATTTTAACATTGTCGAATGTGGAATTAGGACAAAATGGGATTATAGTTATAACAGGTGCAGAAAAGATAACCGGGTTCCATAGCGACTTAAAATTTAGGCAAGTTCCTACTGGCTTACAAAATATAGAAACATTTGCATATTTTAAGTGCAATAATGGATATATAACTATGGGGCGTGCATAATGAATGGAGCATTTATGATTGGGTGTGGAGGAGCTTATACTCCTCAATACGAAGTTAGAGATAATGCCGCACTATCTAATATAGGTAGTAATGAGCAAGTATTCAGATATGGTTTTAAACCTGAGTGGATAGGACGTAATATAAGAGCTTTTAATATTTGGATGGCTATAAGATTTCACCAAGACTCTAATCAATGGATTAGAAATTGGAATTTAAGAGATGGTATGACATACTCTGCTTTAAAAAATCCACCTTATGAGTTGATGTTAGCTGATGCTATCCCTGCAGATGGCCTTGATACTAATTCTGTATATGGGTTTCAAAATGTTAATAGAAATAGTAAATTTTGGCTATGGGAATGGGTAGATGATGAAGGGATTATAAGCAGGAATAAGTTTAGAGCTCAAGGTAGTAAATATATGCGGTTTCAGTGTATATTAGATTGGGACTCTACTCAGAATTTTATTGAGTTTAGGGTTAAAGACGTAGAGATTTTAAACATTGGCTGGCAGCCGATATTCTAAGGAGTTATTAAATGAAATTGTATAATTTGCAAACTAAAGTTGTAGAGGACGTAGATATTATAGTCCTTAAAAATGGTAATCAGATATTCCCTCACGTATTTACAGATGAAGGGCTTATAGAAAATGGGTATAAGCGTGTAGTCGAGATGTATCCAGATGGTCAAGACCTAAAAGAAACTGAATATTTGGATAAAGAGTATTCAGAGGACGCCACAACATATACTGTAAAGTATGTGATTAAACCTTTGCCATTACATTTACTCCAAGAGGAGTTTAAGAAGTATGTGCAAGCTATCCTTGATGATAAAGCCAAAGAAAAAGGATATGATAACATAGTTTCTGCGTGCAGTTATGCTGGGTATGATAACGAATTCCGACAAGAGGGAGAAGTGTTTGGTAAATGGAGAGCTCGTGTATGGTCTTGGGGATTTAAAATGCTAGCTGATATACAAGCAGGTAAAAGAGAGATACCTAAAACATTTAAAGAAGCTGTAGCAGATATGCCTACATTCGAGTAAGGAGAAATTATGTGGAAATTAGCATTAGGATTTATATCTAGTAATAAAGGCATAATGATAATTATAGCTTTGTTTTTTGGCTTATATACAGGAGCATTAGCTAGCCAAGCTATACAAATACATAGTTTAAACAAAGAAGTTAAAAGCCTAAATGAGGATATAGCTCAAACAATAGTTAAAAAAGAGTTGATTAAATACGAAATAGAAAGGTGCCGTGAGGTAGTTAAACAGCAAAACTCTGCGATAGAAAAATCTAAGGTAGATTTATCCAATCTTGAAAAAGAAAAGGATAAAATAGTTCGCAAGTTTAATAAGATAAGATTGCCAGACCCAGATAGTTGTGCGTCTAAGCTTGATTACTACGAAAGTCTATTTAGAGGATTAAGTAGTGAAAGGATAGAAAATGAAAACAGAAGCTTACAAGATACAACAAGCAAAAGATAAGGAGATGAGGGCTGTTATTTTCATAATTTTAGTAACTGTAATAGTTTTACTAGGTGGTTGTGCTAATAAGCCTGAAATTATAACTAAGGTGGAATACCAAGAAAAAGTTATTCCTGTTAAATGTAACGCTACAATTCCAGAGAAGCCTTTTTATGACCCCTCTGACTTGCAAAGTGCAAAAGATTTAAGTATATATTATTCCAGGGTAGAGGCAACATTGAAAGGGTGTATTGATGGAGTGGTTAAATAGTTTAGATAGCTATCTAGGTAAATACAAATGGGTTCTGGCAATTGGACTTATAGGTGGATTACTTAACGTAGGCTCTAGACCTGATAAAAGCGTAGGTAGGAAAGTGGCGGATTTACTCCTTGGTATAGCATCGTCTGTATTTTTTGGGTGGATTAGCTACGAAATAATTTTGTTTATTTGGAAAGAGAATGGAGTAGCCTTAGCAGGCTGTGGATTTTTTGCCTGGAAAGGCGCAACTTGGTTTGGTGAAAAATTCGATAAATTTGTGGATGCTAAGATAGAAGCAACTAAAAGAAAAGGAGATTATTATGGTGAATGCGATAGCGACATACCTCTCTAATAAAGAGATATTAGCTAAGTTGGAGAATAAGCGCACTAAGTGTGTAGTTTATACACGTGTTATGGGTTACCATAGGCCTGTTGAAAGCTTTAACATAGGTAAAACTGGAGAGCACAAAGAGCGCGTTAAATTTGTAGAGAAAGGCATAAAATGAAACTAAGAATTGATAGGTTTATGGATATAAACGACGGAACTATAGGTAAGTTTTATGTTGTTGGCGATGATGGCGTTAAAATAATGTCTGGATTTAGCTTAGAGCCTGCAGGCCCTGATACTACAACTCCTAATAAAGACAGACGCATACCACAAGGTCTGTATAATTTAGATTGGACTCCTAGCCCTAAATATAATGGTAAGCTAATGCCTACACTCCATAATGAGCTAGTTTCTAAATCTAGGCGTATTCTTATACATCAAGGAAATTATCCCATAGATACCGAAGGGTGCATACTTCTTGGAGATAGCTACGATAGTAAAGGTGTTTATAATAGCGTTAAAACTTTAGCTAAGGTTTTTTCACTTATTAAAGATAAGAAAACAGTTGTAGAGATTAACAACTTGGAGAAATAAATGGCGGGTAAAGCAGGAGGAAGAAGCGAAAGGTCCAGACAAAGAGCTGCTGAAAGAGCCAAAAATAACTATAAGGGCGGCTCTAAAGGAAGTAGTAGCAATTCAGGAACTGGACACGCTACTCTAGGTGGTGTTACTGTTACCGGAGAGTATAACGCAGGTAATGGAGATAAAGCTAAGAAGCAACAGCCAAAACAAAATCCACCAAACCCTCTAGTTACACCAGAGCTTGCTATTCCCGGAAATGCGCCTGAAGATATAACTAAAACTTATCTAGTTCATAACCCTCTAGGGACTGATGAAATTCATTTTAGTGTGATTACAATTACAGCATCTGCTGATGATGACGAAGAAACCTATGGAGATTATGGATGGGGAGTAGATAGGTCTGAGAGTGGAGGTAATAGTTACGATACTGCTAAGAGCAGAGCTAATCGCGATGTTAATCCTAATGTTATGGAGTATGGAGATAACCCAGCTTTACAAATGGTATATAATCCTAAAACTGGGGAATACACTTTAAATAATGCAGCTACCGGGGAAGCAGTAGCAGGTATGCGATTAAATGATAACGAGGAGTATGAAGCATTTGGAGCTTGGGAGCAAATAGAAAAAGGTAACCCAGAGTCCTTAGCTGTAGATGAAACATTTAATTTTTACGAGAAAAATCCAGACGGGACTTTAAACTTTAACAAAGTAGTTAAATCTATGACCACTAGAAAAGGAATAGAGAAAGGTTATGATTATACTACTACCACAACCGAAGATACATTTTACGGTAAATACGAGGAACAAGCTCACTATAATCCAGGTGAGCAGAAAATCAACCGCATAGATAGAAAAAGAGATACCTTTATTGGCTCCATACCTACAGATTTTCATACCCTAAATATTAATGAGCAGGCGTATGAAGTAGGTATGACTGCCGAAGCTTTTACAGATTTACTTGAAGCCGTAGGTGACCCAGCAGATACTGAAGCATTAGCAGATACAGCTAGGACTGTGGATATGGTAGCTACTGTAGCTAGCGTTATAATGTCTGTATATAATATAGTTCAGATGGCCCCATATTTAGCTAATCCACAAGCTGCATTAGCGGCTCTTAAAAACTTAGCTAATGTAGCTCAAGGTATTAGTGATGTAAATAGTTTAGCAGGTAAAAGCCCTGCGTCTAGCAGGACTGGGTTCGCTAAAACCACTAATAAGGCTTTAAATAACCTTTATAGCACTGATTTTAATTCACACTACTTTAACGGAGATGGAGATGCTAAAAGAGTTATAAAAGAGGGATTAGCTGGAGCATTTATGAGTAGTCCTATGTATGGAGAGTATAATTTCTATAATTCAGGGTATCTATCGCCGGTGCAAAATTATGGTATAAATAATAGGTTTGAGCAGAAACAGCCTCAAATAGAAAAAGGAGATAACAATATGCAACAATCAATAATGCCTACTTCATTAATAGGTATGAATAATGTTAAGGAAAGCCATTTGCTTAGTGCAGATGAAGCGCAATTCTTAGAAAATGCTACCACTCTTTCAGGGTCTATAGAAAGCACTAGCAATCACGATTATTTTTGGTCATTAGGATTGACTTATGATGCCTGCTATGAGTATGACGATGATGGGTATAGAGGACGTATGAACTATTTTCAGAGGGATAATGTTAGTTTTGCTAATATAGCTAATCAAACTTATTGCCTTAAAAATGGTAGGCTTTATAAAGTTAATACTAAGCGTTCAGGTATGTTTATACTAGAAAATAATATAGAACTACCTGTAATAGATGCAGGTAATGTATCTATTAAAATTAGAAATAATATAGCTGATAGTTTAATGCAACAAGTCCTAAATATGATACAGAAAATTAAGGTAGTTGCACCGGTAGAAAAGGTTAATGAGAGTAAGCCAAAAGATGGAGATACTCCTAAATATAAAGAGATAGCTGCTGCTATAACTACACCTAACTACGATGCAGGTATTAGAGCACATCTTGAAGAGGGAAAGCGATTTTATCATTTAGAGGGAACTACTGAAGCTAACAATGGAGAAAGGATAGCTGTGGTAGTAGGCGGTTCTACTATCACCACTGTAGCTACTAATAAAACTTGGAAAGTTGATGTGGACTTGCTAGATGCGTTCGGCTCTATACTTAATGTTAATAACCAGGGAACAGATGAAATTTATTATGCCGTTACTGCATACGATAAAGCTACTGGTATGGAAAGCTTACCTGTAAAATCTAATTCGTGCTTTAATTTCAGTAAGCTAATAAATCTATATGTAGAAAATCCTAATGAAAAATACAGCTTGAAAATATACCGCAAAGATGTATCTAGTTCGATGTATAAGTTTATAAGCTTACAATCTTATAAAGGAAATAATGTCTTTGTAGATAACTTAGCTGATATACCTAGCCCTCAATACCTAGATTTCACCGAGATTAAAGAAGTTACCGGGTTACGAGGATTAGTTGAACACAAGGCTACGTTATTCGCATATAAAGGTAGTTATGTTTATTTTAGTAAGCCAGGGCGTCCTAACATTTGGAACGAACTCCAGTGTGTAACAGTAAATGAGCAAATTACAGGACTAGCTAGTTCACCACTAGGTTTAATGATATTCACGGCTCATAGCACATATTTATTAGGTGGAACAGATAGAGTTAATTATACAATAGCTAACCTATCTAAATCTATTGGATGCTCGCACCCTACATCAATAGCTAATATCAAAAATGCAGTTATTTGGGTATTCGATGGAGATGTAATGCTGTCTGTAGGTTCTACTATTAATAATTTAACTAAGGGTAGATATAAGTTTAAAGATAGTGGCAAACTAGAGATTATAAATGCTATAACTGTAGGGGATATTTATTATATTTTTTCTAAAGAAAAAGTAACTAAAATGGACTTCAGCCTTAATCACCCTATAATAACGGAAATGGATATAGCTAATGCTTTTGGTGCTTCAGTTAATAATGAGCTTTACTTTGTTAAAGATTATGTTTTATATAAAGCTTACCAAGCTAGTGGATATTCTAAACTAACAGCTACTACAGTTAAATTTGTAGGAGGGTCTATGGATTTAACTAAGGAGTTTAATAGCGTTAATATAGTTTATAAAGGTGATTTTACTATTTCGGTTTATATTGATGATATGATAGTGACTAAGGGAGATTTTTCTAGTAATAAACAAGAAGTTGCTAATATAGGCATACCAGTAGATTATAACGAAGGGATAGGTATTCACCTTAAATTTGAGGGTAAGGGTAAAATCTTTAGTTATAGATATATCTTTGATAATAGAAACTTAAGATAACTTTAAACAAAGTTATGTTATAATACAATTAAACTAAAACAATGGAGGCGTAAAATTATGAGCTGGCTTAACTATTTAGGAGCAGGGATTGGCGCAGCCCAAGCCGGCTCCGCTCTTTATGGTGCTTACAAAAGTAATAAGCTTGGTAAGCAGCAGCTAGAAATGGCTAAACAACAGCAAGAAATGGCTGCCAGACGTGATGCTGAACGTAGGGCTATTTATGGAGATTTAGAACAAAACTTAGCTAACTACTACAAAAATCTAACTCCAGAGCAAAGAACTAACCGCAACCTAGATAGGTATGATAAACAGTTTAAAATGGCTCAAGATAGAGTCCAACAAAATCTAGCTCAACGTGGATTGATGGGTTCAGGTATAGAGCAGGAAACGTTTGCTCAAATGGAGCAGCAGGCGATAAACGACCGATTGAATATAGCCGAACAAGCCGAACAGTCCGTGCGTAACGAGCAGATGGGCTTCTTAGGTTATGCTTCAGGTCAAGGTAATATAGCAGCTCAAGCCTTGGCTAATGCTAATTCTCAAGCCTTAGGTGCTTTAAATAACCAACAAAACAATTGGAATAACATAGCAAATGCAGCGGGTCAATCCGCAGGCAATGTGTTTGGAGCATTGATGTATAACTATGGCAGAAACGGCTCTAATATGTTTGGAACTAATAATGGCCAAAGCGGCTCAAATAACTACGGATTTTAAAGGATAATTAATGTGGAATTTAGGTGACGGTTTTGCTAAAGGTATATACGAAAACCACCGCGGTCTAGATGAAAAGCGGGAATATGAGGAGTTGTCCAAGCAACGAGAACTAGCTAGGCAGAGAACCCAGCAGATTATGGATAAAGATAAGCTCGAAATGCAGGAGATGAAAAATAAGCTATATCTACAAAATATAGAAATACAAAAAGTGCTAGCTACAGCGGAAGCAGATAGAGGTAGAAAGGATTTAGTAAATTTTGTGGAAGCTATCCAAAAGAATAAAGGCAAAAACGTAACTATAGAGGACGAAATAGTTTCACCGGATAAATTACCGGAAGGGTTTGACCCTAAAAACTACACCCAGAACGAGGACGGAACATATACTCGCAAAATAGCTAAATACGGAAAAGCAGATGATATACTAAAAAGCGAGGAGAATATGAACGAGCGATGGGTATATAATACAGACGGAGCTAGGTGGATTAATAACGTCTTAAATACTGTAGATAATCCTGTTACTAATGTTAGTTATGACCCTCAACAAGACGAGATTAATTTCAGGCTTAGAGACGGAAGTTATATTAGTTATCCTCCTTCTGTAGTATATGCAGCTACTGGTATGGATAAACTAGGGTCCTTAGCAGAGAGAAATCTGATGGAGCAACAAAGAGCAGATTTTATTGCTAATCAGAAAGTTATGGAATCCAAGCTTAAAAACGATGAAACTCAAATGAAAATCAGGACTGGGGATATAGAAGCTAACGCTAAGATGATAACTGCCGGAGCTGCTGCATCAAATGCTAGAACCAATGAATTTGAAGCCTTGTCTAAGGCTCAAATAGAAAATAGAAAACTAGATTTATTAGAACAAGGTAAAGGCCCTAGAACTGAAGGGCAAAGAAAAGCAGAGGAGAAAGAAGCTGATAGAGAATGGGAGCAAAAAACATTAGCTATACAAGATGACCAGCAATTCTTAAAAACCCTAACATCTGATACAGATAAATATACTAAGTATATAGCTAAAACCCAATCTAAACAGAAAGCAGTTAATGATGCTTTGGTAGCAGGAACTATAGCTTACAGGTGGAGAGAGCTTGGAAGTATGTTAGATAGGTATAAAGATAAGAGTGGCAATATAACCCTTGATGAAGCAGCAGTTAAACAAGTGAACCAATATTTTGGAATAAAGAACGATTTTGTTTCTGTAGATACTACTAACCAAATGGCTTATTTGACTGCTATAGCTAACCAAATAGCTACTGACGCTATTAAAGCAAAATCAGGCGCCGCATTCTCGGAAAGGGAGCTTAATATGCAATTAGGAGATGCGTTAGCCGCTATAACAAACGGTAAAACTATAGAAAATGGATTAGCTAGTATTAAAGGTATGTATAGAGGTTGGGACGATACCTATGAAACAAACCTAGCAGTGTTAGGAACTGAAATAGCTAAAAGATACGTGTCCGCAAATATCGCACAACGAGGAAAAATTAAGAATATAATATCCACTGACCTAGATAAATCCGTATTGTTCGGAACAGCAGTTGAAATGTCTAAAGCCTCGCCTGAAGAAAGAGAAAGTTGGTATAATAGTCTAACTGATGGTCAGAAACTTTGGCTTAAAGAGGGTAGAAAGGCAGGTAAATTATAATGAGTGAGAAACTATTAGAAAAAGCAAGGGAGTATTTTGAATATGCCACTAATTGGCATAGCGAGTGTAGAGAGGAAGCTAAGGAGATTATAGCTTTTAATCACAACCAGCACTATACTATAAAACAGCTTAATACCCTAGTTAATAGGAAACAGCCTGCTGAAACGTTTAACATCATAAAATCGTATAAGCGTGTTATAAGCGGTTATCTAGCTTCGACTATATCTAACATCAACGTTAAGCCTGTAGGTGTAGAGGATATAAACATAGCTTCAGTTGGTCAGGATATAGTCCAATACACGCTAAGAATATCTAAGTTTAACCGTATGAAAACTAGGTTAATAGATGACCTATTGTTAGCAGGTATTTGTGCCTTTGAGATAAGGGTAGAGGATACCGGTAAGAAAGATGAGTTTGGGACTAAAGACGTCCAGATTAAACTACGTTATTTGCCTTGGGACGAAGTTATCCCAGACCCTAAATCTCGTGAGGAGGATTATTCCGACGCTAGATATATCCACAAATATAGATGGATATCTGCCCAAGATATAGATGACACTTGGCCTGGTAAAAGCGAGGAGATAAATAGGTCAGTAGGATTTACAGGCATAGATAACCCAGATAGCGGCAAAGCCTATAAATATAAGATGAACGATAGCTTTTTAGTTATAACTAGCTATTTAAAAGAGGACGGCAAGATATGGGAATTAGTTTGGAGCGGTGATACGTTACTAGAAAAGACTGAAGTTACGCACCTGCGAAAATTCCCTATTATGCCTATATATCTTGAGCGCGATGAAAAAGGATTTTACGGCATATTTAGGGAAGTTTTAGAAAGCCAGAAAGCTATTAACCAGGCCCTAATTCAGATACAACTATTAGCTAACGTGAATAAAGTTTATATTAATAAAACAGCAGTTGATAGTGTCGAGGAATTTACTAAGGTATTTAATAGGGTTAATGCGATTATACCGATGAAAGATATTCACGGCGTAAAGATAGATAACCTAAACGGTGACGTAATAGCTCAATATACTATTATAGATAGGTCGCTGCAAAGAATTAAGACTATCCTAAATCTAAACGATAGCTTCCTAGGTATGATGGGTTCATCGGCTTCTGGTCGTCAAATTAAGCTACAGCAAAATATGACCGCAAGCGCATTAAATTACATTACCTCCAACATTGAGTATATGTATGAGTGCATAGGTATAAATATCTTAGATTTTGCAAAGTTATTTTACAGAGCTTATAAGATGATAAGAATAGCCGACCAAAGATCGGGAGATAGGTTTATAGAGCTAAATAAACCGTTCTTAATGCCTAACGAGGAGACTGGTCAAGAGGAAATAGTTATCAAGGATATAACATACGATGACCACGGGAACGCTAATATAATCCCTTGGATAGAAAAAGAAACACAAATTGAATTTCTGGAGTATGATATCGAAATAACTACAGCCAACTATAACGAAACCGATGATATAGAAAAACTACAGCTTGACCAACTATTGTCTGGACAAGCAGGTAATTTCTTGATGAATACCGACCCAGCTAGTTATGGTAAAGTAGTAGCTTTAAGTATGCGAGCAATGAAAACCCGCAACAGTGAGTATATAGCAGACATATTTGAGCAAGTAGCTAATAAACTTGCCGGAGCTGAAACTAGGGACCCTCGCGATGCGGCAGGCGGTGCTGACGTTGGAGCAGGTGATATGGGTTCTATAATGTCAGCCATAGGTATGAGTAACGACGCCGCTCCAGACGGCTATAATAGACCACAAGAATAAGGATAGGTAATGGCAGATAATTTAGATTGGCTAGATGAATTGATAGCTAACGATAAACCGGCAGGAAAAGCTAATGGAGAACCAGCAGAAAAATCAGCCGATAAAAATATAAAAATAGAGCATAAAGTAGGGACTGATGAAGTAACTCTACCTACTGTAGAAGTTACAGCTCCTAAAGAGGACGATGATGATACCCAGTTAGGTTGGCTAGATGATTTAATAGCTAATGATACTAAAGTAGAGCAGACACCTAACACCACTAAATCTGCTGAAGTTAATCTGAATGGAGAAACTGAAGCACCACCTCCACCAGGTGGGTATGTTAATAGTTCTGGCAAAGCTAATCCAGAAACTTGGGACGCATATTATGCCCGTAAAAAGAACAGCGAGCCGGAAAGTAAAGAGGAAGAGGGAGCATTAAACTTTATAGCTAAACACTCTAAGAAAGTATTAAAAGCAGCCGAAGAAGCTGTTATGGATGTAGTTTCTGGCGACGAATTAGCAGGTCAAGTGCAAACTGCATTAGATTTATTTAATGCTAAGGTAGGATATCCGCTAGCTATAATATTTGAGGACTTCGCTAATTCTGTAGGGCTTACAGATAGTGATTTTTATAAAAAGGACCTAGAAAATGTTATGAAACGACTAGATAAAGTGGATAAAAGCTTAGGAGTTGTAGGTCATAATAAATATTTTGAAGTAAATACTAAAACGGCTTTAAATGCTGTAGATGCGTTAATCCCAGTTATGAAATCTAAGGCAGCTGCTGCGGCAGTTGAAGGGTTTAGTAATATACTAAGAGGTATAACCGATAGAGCAGGAGAAAATGCTAAACAAACTGATGAAACTAAGAAAAAGGATATATTAACTACAGGTGATGTAGCTAAAGATGCCGCAATAGGTGCTGTTATGGGAGTAGCAGCCTCTAAGATTGGAGATTGGCTTAAGATGCACGGCAACCCTGATATAGACCCTAAAGTGTTACAATTTTTCATACGTAAGGGATATACTGAACAGCAGGCGCGTAGTGCTATGGCTTTAATACCTTACGAACAACAGGCTTACAGGGCAGCTATGATGACCGAAGAAGCTGGGCAGGGTGTGTTAGGTAGAGCTATGCAACAAAGCGACGATATGGCTAACAAGGGGCTTTTAAAGGCTAAACATCGAGCACAAGATGTTTATAAAGTAGCAGATACCGAAAATGTAGAAGCTATGGAGCAAGTAGCTAAGGGTAATTTCAGCCGTATGAAAGAAACGATTAAGGATAAAAATATTCAGGTAGATACTGCCAATATTTTCAAAGGAGTGGATATACAAACTACCGATGTGCAACTCCTTAGCAATGTAGAAAAACAACTTTTAGGGTTTAAAAAGAGATTAGCTGACGAAAATTACCGTAATTTAGACGAAGTGCTAACATTTAGGGAAACTTTAAATAAACTAAATGATACAGCAACTCCTTACGAAAAGAAATTAATCCATCAGATTAAATCCAATCTTGATGACGTAGTTGATAATTTAGATGACGATGTTTATGGGCTAGTTAAGCAGGCTAATAGCGATTATAAAATCTCAATGCAGAATAAAGAATTATCTCAAGCCGTAAAATCGGCAACTAATGAGCACGGAGTTATAGATTATAAGAAACTAAAAGAAACCATACAAGAAGCTGGGCTTAATACCGAGCAAGCACGAGCCACATCTGAATTACTAGAAAATTACGCTAAAAAATTTGGTAATGATACAATGTTTGTGCCTCAGAAAGGTTCAGAAAATTGGCGTAGTATTATGGGTTGGCTAGGATTTATAGCTAGTGAAGCACAAAGACGAGTTATTAGATGGGGGGAATTCGGTAATAACGTAGCTATGCAGGATAGGATAATTAAATACCTAAAAAGCTCTGATACTCCTGCTGTAACTTCGTCAAAGATAGTTACAGACTATAAAATGCCGTCACAAGTATTAGAGGAGTTTAATAATACCCTAGAAAAAGCAGTAGTTAAATTAAACGACCTAGACTCTGGTATGGTAATAAGAAACACTAGCGAGGTTAATCAATTAAGAGGTCAATTACAAGTAGCTAGAAATGAAACTCCAAAACTACAGCGTAAATTAACCCAAGTTGAAAATAGATTAAGAGGGTATGAAAATCAACTAAGTAATATAAACTCAAAAATAAATAAATATAATACTATCGAAAATCTAACAACCGAGCAAAAGAAAACACTAAAGAACCTACAACGAAGTAAGGAAAGTATTATAGCTAAGGTTAAAGATGATAGGGCTTTAAGGATAGAAACTAGGAATACTTTAAGGGAGAATACTAGAACTATAGATATCCTAGATGATTTATAGCAGGAGTTAAATCTCCTGCTTAATGTAGGTAGAATTGTTAAAATCCTCTTTCTTGCTTACTTTATTATACACTTGCTCGCTTATAGCTTTTCTTACTAAAATATGATTAACTAGATTAGTGTTTGAGCCGTTAATATTAACTATCCGGTCGCGTCGCTGTATAAACTTAGCTCCGCTATAGTCAGAGCTTAAGATTATGAAATGCTTTAAGTCTGATAAATCGACCCCTTCAGCGTGTGCGTTTGAGCTGTAGATACGCGCGTGTTTAAAATGTTTCTTTAGTAAATTACGCTCGCCTATAAAGTGGCACATAATACCTACATCTTTAGTATCGCCAAAAGTTTTCTTTATATAGTCGATTTTTTCAGTATTGCCCAGCTCAATATAATCATCTACTATCTTTAAAATGCCACTCTCAACCATATGTAAGCTAGTGCGTAGTTTCAGCGTGCTATCGCAAACAATATCTAGTCCGCTATTAGCTCCGTTAGCGTAGCTAAAATCGCTTATAACGCGCGCTTTTTGTAGCTGATTATAAAAATCTCGTGTGTAATTATTTAGCTCAACATAATGCAATTTATCGACGCTTTGAACATCGCTCGAAATGCCCGCGTCCTCTTGGGTCATATAGATAGTAAAGTCGTTTATCTCTTTCATTAAACGCTCGGTATCACATCTATCGTATTGAGCTATCTCCCTACCATTAACTTTGATATAGTATGGTATTCCATAAAATCTGAAAAAATCGTAGAAGTTAGAAAACTTAAACGGGTTAAATTTAGATATAGCCATTTGATGATAGATAGTGTTAGGACTCTCAACTATAGCTGTCCCGCTTAGATGTATATGTGGTAAATCCCAGCAAACTTTTCTTATAACTTTAGTTCTTTGTGATGGGCGCCCTAGAGTCCCTAAGTTATGGCTCTCGTCTATTATAGCTAGTTGGTAATCGCTAGGATTTACCTTAAGAATAAATCTCCCTGCTTGCATTTTACCTAATTGCTCATAATTTATGACGTGGTATTTCTTAGTTAGCCCGATCTCCTTATCTGCTAAGAACTTATCCCACCCAGAAATCGCAGCCTTTTTAGTTATAACTAAAACATTACTAACTTTTTGGCTTTTCTCGGCTATAAGCAGTGATGTTAAAGTTTTACCACTGCGAGGCTTACCAGCTAGATACACATACCCAGTTTGTTTAAGTATCTGCCAGCACTCCTCTGCTTTATCTATTTGGTGTTTATAAGGTTTCATAACTTCTCCAATATTTCAACGCAAAAATTATAGCTATCAGCAGCTATATCCTCATCTCCATCGTAATGTTTATCTATTAAATCCTTACAATCCTTTTCTATTTTATTCCAAAAGTCTGTAAGTGTTTTAGATAGAGGTCTAGCTCCTCGTTCGTTACGTGCAAAGTTTATGTATAGCATATTAAGCCCTAAAACTGATAATTCTACAGCATAATTGCTAGTTGAAAAAGCTATCGTATAGCTAACCTTTTCTAGCTTTTTCATAATCTTAGGTTTAACGCACGTATATATCGGCAATAAAGCCCTTATTTCAGTTTCTATCCTAGCTAGTGTAGTCGTATCCTCTTCGGATAGAAAAACGCCTTCTTTATCCATTTCAAGAAGCCCGAGGACGTAAGCTACAATTATTACGTCCCTAACTTCTCCACCACTAATAGTTCCGTTAATCATAGGTCAAACAAGCTCGCTATTACAGCGCAAATTACATCAATGACCACCAACGAAATGCACACCATTAAAACTATTCCAAATATATGTAACATTATAGCCACCCTATAATAATTGAAATTATAAGCTTTGTCATTTTAATCCTCCTATAACCATTAGATTAGAATTAATCTCCTCTATTGTAGCTTTAACTGTATCTAAATCCCAGCTAACTATTGCTACACCACCAGCCTCTTTAATTTTCTTTATGTTATATATCTGTAGCTCCGAAACGTTAGTTTTAGTTTCAGGTCTTTTTACTTCTATAGCTAAGAAAATGCCGCGATAGCACGCTAAGATATCAGGAGTGCCAGATTTATTACTGGCTACTACCTTGACAACATAAGCTCCTATACTTTCAAGATATTTAATTATCTTGCGCTGTATATCCTGCTCTTTCATTAGTCTATATCCTCGATTGATTTATCGTCCCTAATTCTTACAAATGTAGGTTGTATATAGGTGCCGAGTAGCTGCTCATATTCTACCTCGATAACTTTACCGATAAAATAATCAGGGCTTTGCATACGCTCATAATCCGTTAAGCCACTGCCAACCTGGACAACTCTGCCACGTCTATCTTTTAAAACTAGGCTACCTATCATACCTGAATATTTACCTGTGCCATCTGTAACATCTATACAATGCAGGTCTGCTGTAGGTCTAAACTTAATCTTGATAGCTGTATTGACCCGCTTGCCAGGCTCATAAGTATGGTCTATCTGTTTGCAGTAGATACCCTCAAAACCATTTCTAACAACTGAATGGGCTAAACTCTTAGCTTGCTCGATAGTTAAGTCCCAGCCGATAACATTAGCTGTATTCATATCTTCAGGCAGTGATAGCTCTTCGTCCATAAGTCTTATTCTATCGCTGTAAGCCCAATCCATAACAGAACCATTAAAGTGTAGGATATCAAATACCATAAACTTAAAAGTGCCAATGCACGGTATATTTTTCTCAAAATTACTCCTTAGATTGCCAGTGCTGCATTTAACGCGGCTGCCTAATTTGCCGTCAGTATTAGCTATATATTCACACTCTATAATAAAATCGTCTGGGTTATTTTCGCAAAGATAGTCTGCAATTTCTTTAATATAGAATTGCTTACCGCCGGAAGTCCAAAACTCTACATCTCCGTTAAACTTATGTATCTGCACATAGTTACCATCGTATTTAGTTGTAGCTATCCATTTATCTCTAGCTAGTTTGCTTTGGGCTATATTAGTTATGTCTTTACCCTTACATTGCTCAATCATTGGCATCGTCAAATCCTCCTCTATTTATTTCTGTAGCTTTGGTCATCTGCCTCATAAACTCTAACACTTCCGTAGGTTTAACTAGGCTATAATTATTAAACACACAAAACAAAACGCGCATAGCGTCATCGAATTTTTCGTCCTCTATAGGTAAATCCCCGATGCGTATATAACCCCATTGTTTAACTCCAATTCCCTGATAATCCTTAGTTATATTAACATAGTTATCGTTTCGGAATAACCCTTGACCTGTTACTAACTTATATTGGTAATTATTTTTCATTTATTATCCTTAATGATATAATCAACTTTATCTCCTAAATCTAGGAAATATTTGCCAAGAAATAGAGCTATTGTGGCTAGTGATATGTCATACATACCTACTAATCCGCATAATGCGGACAGTATTTTAAGCCCGTAAGTTTGCTCTATTTCACCCTTAGTTTTAACTATAATCTCGCCTTTAAATTTATCTTTTACAAAGCGACCTATTCTTATAAGCGTAATGTTATTATTACGATTATAATCATAACTACATTTATAAACTATTTCCATAATCCCTCGATATATCCGCGTTTTATACTAGCATTAGGCTAGATTTTTCTTATGTATTCTAGCACCTGGCTAGGTTTTAGCCTTGACCTAGTATTAATTAACTCTAATACCAAATTAAGCCAATCCTCAGATAAAACTAAACCTAGCTTTATTATAGCCCCACGGCTCATTAACACCACCATTAAGTTCGGAGATAGTTATATACCCGCACTCGTTTGTATCCTTAACAGCTTCATATTTATAAGTGCTCATTTATTTTCCTGGCCAATACAAAGCTTTATTTTCTCGTGTCCGAAATGTGTAGCTATAACTTCGCTAAGATTTACTAAGCTTAAATCTGTTATTTCAGCGCATAACGCTAACGATTTAAGCGCATTATATAACGCTGTATTGTTCATCTCGTCAAAGTCAAATTTAATCACTATCGCGCCGATTTCGATACTATCAACAGACGCTCTTATTATAGCAGTTGTTTTGGAGCTAAACATCGAATTGATTAACTCCACGCCATACTTAGTTTTGCTCATTACTATCCGCCTTTTTATAAGAAACTTCATCGAACCACATTTTTAACCTAGATATTAAATCATCACTAGGCACATCATAGGCATTTAATGCTGAAGCTAATACTTGTGTTACAGACCACATAGATTTACCGTGGTCCATATCATCATAGGCTTTAGCTAGTATTTTACCCGTATAGTTACCATTTTCATCGTATTCGTCTATTATAACCAAAGTATGTGATTTAGTATTACCTATGCCAGCATTAAACTGAGTATAAATAGCGTAACTCATTTTAAATCCTTATAAGGTGTATATGTAACATCGACATATAATCTTAAACACTCTAAAAATCATAAGCTCTAACCTACCACAATCAGCAACCTCGCACAAAGAATAAACAGCTTTCTTATCAGTAAAAGGGACTGTTATTCTACCCTCAGGTTTATCATCTACAAACACGTGTATAAAAATAGATACTGGCCTAGTTTCTGCCACGTATCTATGCCTTTTAGCTGTATTAGTCATTTCAAGCCTCCTCAAAATAAACTTTATCGAACCAAAGAGCTAAATGGTGCATTAACTCTTGTCTTTGTATATTGTGCTGGGCTATAATATTTAATAAAATATTTAAAGTAACAAACGCTAATTTATTTCTTTGGGCTTCGTTATTAAGCAGAGCTATAATGCAGCCTTGATAAATACCGCTCTTAAACTCTTTAAATATAACTTTAGTATTATCAAACGCCTGGCTAATACCGTGCTCGTATTGAACATCTCCAACATAATTAACTGTAACCATCACAACTCCCTTGGCATTACCGCTATATACTCTAGCTCGGTGCTAACTTTAGCGTCCATCATAGATATTGGCCAATTATAGCTACTAGCTTTATGGCATAAATCTAATATATTTGCAGGCTCTATTTTCTTACCAAACATTAGTGTCCATTGAAATTTTCTAGTGCCAAAATTTTCGTAGTAAATAGTTCCTGCTGTTTTAGTCCCATCTAAAATAAAATAATACCTTACTTCAGGTGTTTTGTTAGTAAATTTCATACGTGTATTCTCCTTTATCATTTTTTTTTAATGCACCCTGCTGAAAAACCAGCCATCTTTGCGCTTATGTGCTCTA